GCGATCATATCGATCGCCGTTAGGTGAGACACCGGGTTCCTCTTTTACATCACAGGTATAGCCCATCGAGATCTCATTCAGATCTCCAGACTCAATCCCGTTCAACGCGGGCGCACTAAACACGGCTAGGGACGCCGTCACATAGTCTTCCCCGTCCAATTTCTCACGGCCGCTAGCGTCCAGTACCACACCATGCGTGAGCCGTTGCCAGAGTTTGGGCGTAACCGCGCCCTCCTCCGGGTGTCCGATAGTGACGGCCGCTGCCTTGAAGCTGGCGATTGAGTCCTCCGAGAACACTTCAGATTCCGGCCGATACTCTCGGATCTCTTGACCGTTAGCGTCGCGATAGACTTGGACCCCAGTCCGGGATAGACGGGCCGGGACGGCTACCCCTCCGGCCGCCAACTTTTGTGCGGCCCCGAGTCGGGATCGATCGTATCGCTGCACCATTCCCCGATAGGATATCGGCCCGACAAAATGCGGTCAACTCTGACTGCGACTTCTGCGCCTTGTTCGCCTCGGTCGATTCAGTATCTCGGCCGCCCTCGCTTGCCTAGCTGTGATTCGCGCAAGGTCTGGTGGAGTGTTGAGCAATCCTGCGCTAGGTGTCACTGGGAACGCAATGCATCGGCATTGGTAATCTTCCCCCGGGTTGATCGGCTCCCCCGAGTCAGAATCCGGTGGATTCGAGTACTGAAACGTCCGGTTAGCTAGTTCCGCGTGACGTTCGCGGACACGTTCATCTTGAGAAGTGGTCCAGATATACTCTGTTACACCTAAGTATTGGTGCCGCTCTTTAGTGACTGCCGCATTGAACTTGAGGGTTTGATCGCGTGCCCAAAGCCGCGCCTGGTTCTTAGTGGTTTTGGTACTCTCTTGTAAGAGCTTAGTCAGATCCCTTGTGTTCAGCCCTACGTTTTGATCAATGACATTCTGGGCTTTTCGGACCTGCCACTTTGCGGCCGCGGTTATCTTGTCAACCTGTTTCTGACGCAACCCTGACAACATACGTTGCGGAAAAATTGTGTCCGCTGAAAGTGTCGGGAGCGATCTACGAACGTTGGAATCCGTAAACTTAGTAATATCGCGAAACAACCAATCAACAAACGTGATGATCTCTCGTTCAAGTCCGTAAGTAAAAAGCTCGAATAGATCCCTTGCGGCCGCGCTATCGTCCCGGAAGTGTGCTGCTGATGGTTGCACCACGACGGGCAAGCGCCAGCGTTCACCGTTGATTTGCGCGATAAACACTCTCTCAATCAGATCAAACTGATGCGAGTACAGCGCGAGCAATCGTTCGGTGAAGCTCTCAGGAACTTGCCGGACCAGTCTCCGCCGGCGCGCGGCTGAGATCATTCGTTCTCGTCGTCTTCCGGCTCGGGTTCAACGGGCGGTTCGTCGTTCGCCTCGAAAGGGTTCACCGTTGGTGCGGGGTCAGGTTCCTCTACCTCGGGCACCTTCGCGGCTTCCGCTTCGGTCAATCCGAACACGTCCGGACCCCTCACCTTGCGGATCTCGCCCTCAGTCACAACGCCCATGTCCCAATATGTACGGTCCGTTGCTGCCGTCTTTGAATCAATCTCCGCGGCTTCTTTAGCCGACGGTTCACCGAATTCAGGGAACTCAAGTGAAAATTCTTCTGGCGCGCCGCACCACGTCAGCAACGCTTTCAGCTTGGGCGTTACTGCGTTTTCCTGATACTCCGTCACGCGGTCATACCACTGCCCAAGATCATTCTCTCCGGTCGCATTCATGCCTGACGGCGAGAAACCAAACAACACCATGCCCGGGATCTCGGCCGCGCCCGAAACGTTGTTCATCAGCTGGCTAAGCAGGTCCGGAAGGTCCGTAAAGCTAACCGCGGTACGCTCGTATTCTTCTTCACCTTCCGAGTCCAGCAACACACAGTTTGCTACCGACCGGCCCTGATTGAGTGCAAGGAAACGGTTGTCGATGGTCGTCTGGTCGCCTTGTGAGATCAGACGAAACACACCTTTCATTTTGAAGACAGCAATGCTTGCTTCTTGGATCATCGTGGACACGGAAGCCCAAGACATACCGTAGCGCGCAATCGTATCCCACACCGGTTGGAGCACACTCCCCCAATACGGCATTCCGGTTTGGTTATTGTAGTCTCCAATCCAGGGATATTTCTCGTCGCTTGCGAGTTCCTTGCCCTCACACCAAAGCATCCTGTCCGCGTGAAAACGGTAGCCCCTCCGAGGGTGGTCGCCTTGAATCTCGTAGACTTGAGCCAGCCCAAACTCTGGGCTATTCATATCCATTTCAACATCGCTCGGGCGCAAGTCTTCGCGCCGCACGATATCGAGCCACACCAACTCTGCATTCTCTCCCGGCGGGTTCTCCGGGTCTCCTCCCGGGCCCGACAAGCCTAGCAGTATCCCGCAACCCCCTTCAAGTCGCCCCATCTTTAGCGCGAATTGGAGGACCCCCTTGGGGTAACGGATGGTATGGTTAAGCTCTAGAAAACGCCTTTGGGCGTCTTCCGCGTCCGTCTCAAAACCCTTTCGTAGCGACCACGAGACCAACGAATCCACAACCCGAGCTGCGAGCCAATCCGCATCATAAAGGGCCTGGAGTTGGTCCGTCGTTACGGCTTTGTTGATGCCAAACGTGGTGTACCAGTTCTTGTCGCTGGACGTCCCAAGCTTGGTGACGCTATTCTGCCAGCCGTCAAGCCGGACCTTCCAAGGGTACTGATCTTCCGCCATAGTGGGTTAGGGTACCACCGGCGAGAGGGCGCGGGCTAGATCTGTCTTCGTCTAGCGGCCTTGACTCTTGCAAGAACGTTCCGCCATTGCTCCCCGAACGTCTCTATCGCGAAACCTCGCATTGACTTATCTTGCCTGCGATCATTACAGGTTTTACATGCCGTTAACAGATTGCTACTAGCATGCGTTCCGCCGCGCTTGCGCGGTATCGCGTGATCTAAACACAAATCACTGCGACAAGCTCCACACCAGACGCAACGATGTCCGTCCCTGTTGTAGATTGCTTCCCGTCGATTTCGCGAGATCCACTTCGAAGACCGACCCGGACGTTTATTGTATTCTGCCCTTGTCAAAACAGTTTCCCCAGTGCGTCGTGATAGCGTGACTCGGAACTGCGCAAAAAGTCTAGACCTTGCGTGAGGGTGTCCACCCGATCATTCCACTTCATTCTTGGGAACCCCTTAATCTCCGCTCGCCAGTGTTCGATCGTCGGACACTGTTCTTCGGTCGGAGTGAGCAGCCCTCCGGTTTGCAGGAAGTGGGTGTGTCGGATCAACCGGGTAAGCTTATCATCCGTGGGGTTCACGCGCTCAATCATTTGTGCAATGCGAACTAACGCGGGATCCGTTTCGATTCCCTTCGCTCTGTCTTGGTCAATCGCATCTTGAATGTCGTCGATCAACCCCGTCCCATTCGCCTTGTCCTCTATCAGAATAACCCCGGCCTTGTCCCATTCCGGCTTGATCTGTTGCTGAAAGAACGCACGCTTAGCCTCCGGATAACTCATGGGTTCCGGATCCATCTCGTCCAGCATGATCACCTTGCCGGCGCGTGGTCCCGAGAGAATGAGCGCGGCAAGCCAACCGTGCACACGACTTCGGCCGCTTTGAATCATCTCCTGGGCTAGTTGATCCTCCCTCGGCTTTTTGCCCTTAAAGCCGAAGTCCCACGACTGAATGCGTAGAATGTCGAGCGGCACGACATCGCACACGTTACGCAACCATGCATCCTCGACAACACCCCCGATCTCGGGCGTTGGATTTTGCTGATACTGCGCACTCACTACCGCCGGCAAGCCAAGCGCGGCTTCCGCCTTATCTACTTCGTCCGAAGGGAAACGCTCCGGGAAAAGCAACTCACCTTTAGTGGTGCGTTGATCCTTAACCCCTATTGAGTTCCCCCTATCCCAATACGCCCCCGGCTCGTAGCGCATCGGCAAGCAAAGGTGTTCATACCCTTGCTCTTCTAACATCGCCCCTGCAATATCCCGTTCCGCGATGCGCTGCATGATGACCACACGTGCGAATGTCCGGCGATCAATGGCTCGCGTGCTGAACGTGCCGTTCCACTTCGTAAGGGTGTCCTCAATCGCTTTCGGATTATTCCAGTCTTTCGGCTTGACCGGATCATCACACGTTTGTGTGTGCACATGTCGGCCCGTCCCCTTGCCGTCGAAAGACGTCGAGAAACGATAGCCCCCATGTCCGTTAAAGAATTCTCCGACCGCGCTCTTACGCCCCCCTAGCTTGAATTCGGGCCAGGCTGCGCGGAACAGTGGTGACCCTAAGACGTCCAACAACTGGCCCGCGTTGCGTAGCACTAATGAGTGGTCGAAGGACAGACTCATCCACGCATGCTGCGGCTCGCCAAACGCCCCCCAATGCCATGCCGGCCAGAGCACATCCACGGTAAGGGACTTACCTGTTCCCGGAGGCTGATTGATTACAACGTACCGGATCTCACGCTTGGATACGGCCGTTAGAATCTCAGCCATTGCACCGAAGTGCCAGTTATCAATAAACCCTGGACACTTCGGATCAGCGATGCACCAGAACCGGCGGAGGAATTCATGCAGCCCCTTACGCCGGACCCATTCGCGGGTGACGTCACCTAGGCTGGGGATTTGAGAGGGATCGATTACCACAACACGAGGACGGCACAAAGCCGCAAACAACGGATAATGGCGAGCGCTCCAAAGTTCAAGGTGTTACCTCCCGCTTACGCCAAGCCCGCACGGCATCGTCAGCTATCTGCTTGCAGCTTCCACTGAGGGCACCGGTGGGAGCATCCCCAAATGAAAGCCTAGGGTTTGCCCAAGCTGGTGATGCCAATGCTGATAGGTATGCCGCCTGCCAGATTCTCTTTTCTTCTTTGCTCACCCCAACCTCCTAACCGGGGTGCACTTAAACCCCGAGGTGTCGAACACGCTGCACAGCATCACAAAGGCGTTCGTCACGGCTTCCGTGCTTAGCTCTTTCGGTGGGAGCCACGTTAGAGCACTAGCTTTATTCGGAGCCTTGAGTTGCACGATCGGGCTGTCCGGATCAGCATATTGAATCTCCTTCCCATTTTCTTCGAGCTTATGTACGACTTCGTGACGATAGTACTTCACGCGACTAGCGAAAATCACAGTAGGGTAGTCCGTAATCGGCACAAGACCTTTGCCTTGTGACCATTGAAGCGAGTCCAGCGCAAAGCTCATGTAGCACGCTTGCTCCACGTTGCCCGCGCGGTGTTCTTCTACCAGCCGCTTCCACCAAGCCTTAGGGCCGGGACGATGCTTGCCGCCGGGAGGATTGAGCCACACGCGGCCGCCCCACGGCTGATCTAGGCCGTTTTGCTCCTTCGTGTAGTAGAGAATCGCCCTCGGCCCGAAAGCGTTGAATTCGGGCGATGTGGCGGGGTCCAGGTCGATCTTCCCCATGAGCACCCTAACGGCATCCAGGATCTGGGGCGGGGTTGCGTAGTCAGGGAACTGGGGCATTCTGTTCTCAGTAATCACTTCGCGCCCCCTGGGCCTTGCACGACCGGCCGTCGATCGTGCGGATTGAATCCTCTAGCGCGGTACCACCTGAGACGATCGATCGAGAATTTCAAGTCCCCAATTACACGATGTGCCGGTGTTGAACTTTCGTCGTGGTAGGTATTGAACCACGCCTTGCACAATTCGTGAATCGTGCTCACATCAATATTGCGGTATGACATTTCCCGGGTGAACGTTAGTGCTCGCGCCTCGAGAATTCGGCGATCGAAGTGCACGCTAGACCCGCACAACGGGGACCCCATATAGTCCGGGCCCTTGGCGCAACCCCACTCCCTCGCGATCTTCAACAACCAATCCGCCAGCTCAACCGACCGAATCTTAGGGGTCGTAGGGTCTAGCAGTTCCGCGAGCAGCCCATTCTGGCTGTGCGTGTCAAGCGCCCATTGCGAGAGCTGAGGGACCTGCTTTTCCGCGTCGTCAAACGCCACCAGTGTGCTCGCATGGTGGAGCTCATTCAAGTCAAAATCAGTGATGACGACACCCACTTCCAGGATCTTGGTGTGCGTCTCGAGCCCTCCGGTTTCGAGATCAACCCAAAACCACCTTCCTTCGTTCATTTTTCGTCGCTTTCTCCGGGTGCCACCCGGGTTAGTTCGAGCGCGGTCGGCTGATCTCTGTGATCGCGCCTCGCACGCTACCCTTAGCTTGCGCCTGCTACGCTTGCTGGTCAAGCTATCTTTATTGCTTCCGTCACCCAGCCGATTGGGATTCGCGTAACCCCCCGATATCTATCAGCATATCCGACGGGCAATCGTTCACACGCTACAGAGAGATTTCGCCTGGTCCGTTTCGATATCCAGCCTACCGTTTCCGCTTCTAGACTTTCAGCAGGTTCTCGATCGTCATCGCCGGCATTGCGCTCGAGGGGGCCCGCAGCATCCTCCCAGCGGACTAACACCAGTGTACCGATTGGCGGCCATTTCACGTCACCCATATCGGCCTTTCGAGCATCAGCCAACGTTTCGGATCGATGAGCGCGAAAGTCTGTTGCGGCTCAGAATATCCGTATTGCTTGCCATACGCTGTCACACCAATCAATGAGCCATTGACTAGCACCCGACCGCGCAAACATTGCCGCTCATGAAAGTGAGCGATACAATGGATCTTAGCCTTAACGATTTCCTCCCAGCGAGGCACAGCACGCAACACAGGAACACCGATGCCCCCCACCCCGTTGTTGTAGTTGACGGAGTCACCGTGTGTCATGTGTGCGGTTTCACCGTAGATCTCACAGTACTGATCTGAGGACTGCGTCACCTCAAACGTGACTCGCTTGTGCTCCGCGTAGTGTCGCTTTAGCTGCGAATACATGAGCCACTCTAGTGAGTGCTTCGCGCCGTTGCTCTGTCGTTTCTTTGTCAGTCTCCCGTGATTCCCGTATGAGCACACTACTAGTAGGTTTTCGATTTGTTCGTCTTCTAGTAGGTAATCAATCCCTGCAATGATGAGCTGTTGCAGCACAAATACAGCTTCAACGGGTGCCAACCCGTTCTCCTCTCTTAGTTCATCGTGAATAAACCCCGTGATCATGTCGCCCAGCAACGCCAGCACAACGTCACGAATGATCGATTCCTCGCGGTGCAACTCGAGTAGCGTCCGACACGACTGAAAGAAACGCTGGATGCGCCCGGTCGCGATCTCCACATTGTACTCGTTGCGCCCTGCGACTGCCACAGAATCGACGGTTTCCTCAAAGTGCCAGTCGCTGGCCAGGATCAGTGCAGTAGCTTCCCGCAAGTTGGATGTGATTTCACGCCGGATGATCCTTGGTTTCTTGCCTGGACTCGAGAGTCTATCAAGAATCGTCTCACGTTCCCGATGCTCTTTGATCTCCGCTTCAAGGGCCGTTAACGCGGCTTTGAGTCTAGCTTCCCGCGCGCGTTGATTGCTCTCTTTGCGCTTCGCTGCTAGCGCTTCAACAGGTCTAGGCGTCAACGTTGGTTTCTTGAGATAACATCCTGCGGTCTTGCCTGTTGCGACTCGCACCCCATGAAACAATTGATCGGCACTGATGCCGACTTCCGCGGCGGCATCCTCTACCCTCTCGTGTCGTTTAAGAGCACGAACACAACGGTTTACGAGATCCTTCTTAGACCAATCTAGCTTTGCCACGGAACCTCCTTGGTTCAATTGACGGGCGGCACTGGTTTGTCGTGAAAAGATTCCACGTAATTCTTGAGCACTCTTAATCGCGACTCAGCGAGGAACACACGCGACTCGGTCTTACCTTGTAGATCCTGAAGCTTACGGATCCGCTCGTCGCGATCTAATAAGCGTTGCTCCATTTCGTCGATCCTGCGAATCAAAGCATCGTTGTTAGGCGTCACTCTCACGGCCCCTGTGCCGAGCGCCGCCAACGGTGCTAGGACGGCCCCCAAAGCCCCTAACACCATAGCCCATGCCTTGATGGTCTCGGGGTTCCAAGGCCTCTTAGTCGGCGGTTTGAAAACGGGAGGGGGCGGGGCTGTGAGAGTCACAAGGGCACCAGCCTTAGCGGCCAGTACACCTCACGCTTGTCCAATGCCGCTGAGTTTTGATCCACTGCTAGCGCGTTCATGAAACAGACCACTTGTCGTTCGTTGCGTGGAACCACACCCGGATTGTTCTCCGTCCGGATCTGACTCTCACGCGCGGCGGCTTCCCAATCACTCGCAAGACAAGCCGCGCGGAACTTCGGCCACTTTATTAGCGAAGCTCCGACAGCCCAACATAACGATAGCGTCGCCAGTTGCGCGTCCGCTGGCCAGTCTCCCCAATCCGGAAACGTCTCTCGCATCTGCGCAACGTTGCGTGCCAGCCGTCTAGCGACCAAGGCGTCTATCGCAGTGTCCGACAATCGTAGCTTAGTGTGCTCGTAGTAGTACGCAGGGCCCCGCGCCTTTTGAAGAGCCTTAACGTGACGCCATTCTGTTTCAATTTCTCCGAGCGACGCTTGCTCGCCGTCTGGTCGATACCAGGGCAGCCACGTCGCTGCCCTGGGGCTATTAATCAGGTTACCTACCGCTGTAGTTACAAGCCCGAATACATCCAGATACATGCAGTGCATGCGCCCCTCAAGGGGCTTTGAGTACTCGTGCCAGATTGCCCTAACTGATTGGTGCACAGAGATCGCAACCTTTCCCGTTCGTCTGACAAGGCAGTTTGCGAATGCGTTCACGTTGCTCTAGCAGGTCATTCGCGAGAGCACGTAATATTTCGAGTTGCTCGTCTGACTTAGCTTCCAACCGTTCGAACGCTTGCATGACCGGATCATCCGATCCACTACGTTCAGTGTCGGGGCCGTTGTCTGACATTAGGCGTCAGTAATCGGGGAAGCAACAACCGTGTGAAGGAATGCGCCGGCATCTCCGCCGGTGCCGTCCGTCGGGGTAATCGTGAGTGCTTCACCCGGCGCGAGCTCCCCACCGAACGTGAGCCGATCGCCCGACGTTGCCACCGTCGCGTATTCCGTAGTAGTCACGAATGCATCCACAACGGTGCCATCACCAGCGCTGAAAGTAGGTGCTCCGCCCCCTCCGTCCACTACGGTTTCCGTACACTTCACGTTGCAGATGAAAGCGAGCGTGACGCCCGTAGGGGCCGTGAGTAGCACCGTTGCGCTTGCATCGTCGTGCGTCACGGTTTCGTTAGCCGCGAGATCATCCTTGGCCAACTTTGCGGGTGTGACCGCCTCGTCTGCGAGCTGCGTGGTGTCGATCCCGCCATCCGCTACCGCGTCGCCAGGGATAAGACCACTACCCGTCTGGACAGCATCAAATGCCGCCCTTGCTTTGTCATTAACTGAACTGCCGTCGTTTGCCATGTGAGATCCTCTGTTGTGAGATTCTACCGCCGGGCCGCCGCGCGGTCTAACGGTATTCGCTTGGTGTCCACGTTTCCACAGGGGCGCGATAGAAGGCTAGAACTTCTGCCGTCCTCCGCTTGCGCCTTGCGACGACCCCCGATCGCTTAGTCCGATGGCAATACGTGTTGCCGTCGATTGAGTAGAATTCGGTGCGTTCCTCGTTCGCCCATTTCTCGAAAAGGCATTGATGCCCTAGGTTGCCCTTGAGCTGCACTAGATCGCCTTGCTCAACTTCATCGAAATGGAGCTTCACAAGGTACTCCGTGTTAGACGATCCCATTTCCCAGTCCGGGATCTCGAGTCCTAGTATTCGCCACACATAGCGGACGAAGATCCCGCACCACGACGGGCGATCGTGGGGGGCGTACACAGGGGCCGCCAACGCAATAAACGGACGCGAGTCGCTCTCACCTAGATGTGAGATCGCCTCTCGATAGATCGCTTCGCGGATATCAGGATTCACAATGCTGACCCGTCAACATTAACCCAAGCAGAACCGTTGTAAACAATCTGCGCACCTTCATCTATGTCATATCCTGTCCAACCGACGACCGGAGATGTGGGACGATTACTTGCCTTGTACGGGTCCGCGTCTGCTTCGAAAGCGATCGGCCGATCCCTCACCATGCTAACTGCGATCTCACCAAAATTGGGGTGACACGTCGTGACAAAACCCACGAACACACGGCAGCTGGTACCAGCCGGGACGCCAACACGTAGCGTCCCCTCGGTTTCCCCGAGATAAACCGGATCATTCACATTGTACCCGGACGTATTGAGATCTCCAACAAAGCCGAATGTGGTAACGATCCCGTTCTGATTCTGCGCGATTTCGTGAGTTGCCAAACCGATCGTGAACAATGATCGGATATCCGTGTTAGGGTACGTGGTAACTGCGATACGTCTCGAGCCCCCACCTGTTGTCAGACAAACCGGTGTGCCATTCGCCAAGGTCCCACCCGACTTGTTCACTACATCGACGTGCTGCTCTCTGCCAACTTGCAGGATCACATCTTCATATCCGTTATAATAATTAAGACCGTCTCTGCAAAACAACCGATTGGCAGAATATGCAGGATCGTCTGGCAACTCCGCCATATCTAGGTATTGCAAAGGCGCAAGAAGTCGTCCGCCAATAAGTGTCCGCCAAATCTCCCGCGCTTTGTCGTAAACGCTAGATCCGTCCGTGGTCATTATCCCTCCACTAAGGCCTTTGATGCGATGTGCTCCGCGCCAGTGTGACTGATCCGCCACGTCCCCAGCTTCGCAACGTCGCCCACGAAAAGGTTCGCCGAAGCCTCGGAGTTAAACACCGCGACCGGCGGTAGGACAGGCGTATCATCGTCCGCGGTAGGACAAACAGCGAACAGTGTAATCGCGGCTCCGTCGATCATATCGAGCGCGTGACTTGCGATGGCGGCGCGAACATCAGCGTAAGGGATACGCACAGGCTCGCCCTCGTCGGGCGTGTAAACTAGCTCATCATTATCAATCTCGACACTCATTGACGTCTCCCCTCATGCCGCTGGTAACTCTAGCGCGATCTGTGCGTAACTGAAGTAATCCCCGGACGGTGTCTCGGATAGCTCACTCGGAACAGGGTTCGACTTATCACTAACCGTCACGCTGTTGGATCCGCTCGCGACCTGTGCACGCTGCGTCTGACCCGCGCCGGGCGTGTAGGTAAGCTCGCCTCCGGTAGATTCTGTGCCGAGGCCGCCGACCAGCGCGGAATTCGCCCCCACACCCGTGAGGGGTAGCGTTTGCGCACCTGAGAGCGCAGGGTTATTTGAATCCGCCTGCGTCTCATAGTTCGACGGCGCTACTTGCTCCACACCGTAGTAACTCGCGACGATTGCAGTCGAGCCGTAAGCGCCAGCATCGATCTCATACTGTGCGGAATAGGTACCTGCGACCGGGAGACCAGCGTCCAGCAAGTAAAAGCAGGTCA